GCGCAATTGATTGGTTACGGCATGGACTTTGGATTTACCAACGACCCGACCGCAGTGGTTGGAGTGTACCGTTACAATGGGGAGTTAATCATTGACGAAGTAATGTACCATAAAGGACTCACAAACCAAGATATTAGCCTTTTTATGACCAGTTGCGCAGTTGATAGGAGCGTTACCATTGTGGCCGATTCTGCTGAACCGAAGAGCATCGAGGAACTTAGGCGCATGGGTTGGAGAATTGAAGGTGCTAATAAAGGAAAAGATAGCATACTAAACGGGATCGATATATTGAAACGATTTCGCTTTAATGTAACGAATAGGTCCAGTAACATACTCAAAGAATTGAACGCTTATAAATGGAAGGAAAAGGACGGGAACGCTACCAACGTACCCATCGATTCATTCAATCACGGCATGGACGCTTTGAGGTATTTGGCGTTAAATAAATTAGCAGAGAAAAATAGAGGTAAATATGCAATACAATAACATTTGGAAAAAATTAACCGTTGGTCAATACCAACTTTTGGCCGATCTTAACCACTTGGAAGGTTGGGAGTATATGCGCTCGGTGGTAGCAATCGTGGAGGGTAACGGATTCGATCAGGTGGATAATTACCCTTTGATTGAATTACGTAAACGGTACGAAGCCATTGCAAAGCAGTTAGAAACCGAGCCATTTAAACCGTTCAAATCATTCGTAAAGGTTGACGGAAAACGTTACTACGTAACACGATTTTTTGACGAAATAAATACCGCTCAGTTTGTGGAAATAAGCGAGTGGAATAAGACGAAAGAAGACGGTGTAAAGAACTTGCATTTGTGCGTTGCATCGCTTCTACGTGAAACGAATTTCGGTTGGTTTCCTAAAAAGTACAACGGGAAAGACCATTCAAAGCGTGCGTTAGTGGTGAAGGAAAAGATGTTAGCGGTTGAAGCGTTGGGTTTGTCCGCTTTTTTTTTGGCCAGTTGGGTGAAGTTGCTCGAAGATTTACCAACCTATTTGGACAAGGAAATGCAGACGTTGAAGGAGGAGATGGACGCCCTGACCTCGGAACAGGATTCACCGAACGTTACGGGTGGATCGTTGTAATTGATAGGTTAGCGAATAGCGACGTTCTCAAATGGAATGAGGTATTTGAATTACCTGCGATGGAGTTCTTAAATTATGCAAGTTACCAAGTTGAGAAAAGCAAACATGAAGCCTTTGAAATAAAGCGTCGAGCGAATGGGTAACTTTTTAGGATTTCCCATTTAATAAGTATGGCAAAAACATTATTAGATATTGACCCTATTGGATTAAATCCTAACGAAGTTGATACAAATTTTGAGGGTGCTGTAAAGGTTTTAACCGATTGGTGCAACGAAGCTATATTAGGATTTCAAGCAAACCTTGACAAGTACGGGATGAATAAGCCTGGCAATTTGCGCCAAAGCATTTTACCATTACCCGTTAAACGTTTTGGTCAAGGTTACCAAGTAGAAATCGAAGCGGACTTCTATTGGAAGTTTCAAGAATACGGGGTACGTGGGGCAAGAGGTTCGAGCCGTGCGCCCAATTCTCCTTTCCAGTACCGTGATAAAATGCCACCATTAGAAGCGTTCAAAAAGTGGGTTACATTTAAAGCACTCAATCCAGGTGGTAACGAAAAGACCTTAGAACAGGTTGCAGATAAATATAGACGCTTGGTGTATATGTACGGAATCAAGGCCAAGCCATTTGTACAACCTTACTTAACTGATGATAAACTAACTGAACTTGCAGAGAACATGGCCGATTACATGGCAGGCCAAGCCGTTGCAGTTCTATTACCTAAATGATATGGCAATAACAATAGTAACCCAAGTAACTGAACCAAGGTATTCACCTGCGGGAAATCCGTTAGTGTACGTGGTTGATAGTGATAATAGTACCGAGCCGAACTTTCGATACGTGGCAAATGTTTCTATAAATGGAAACTTGGTAGCGAAGTTGAAGACGGTACCGAGCGTGACGAATAGCAACCGTGGAAGGTTCAATTTTCAAGAAATCGTGCGAGGTTATTTTGAAGTTACCCCACGAATTGCAGATGGTTCGATTGTAGTATCCGAAAGTTTTGGATGCCCTACGCAATACATTGAGTTTGAAGTAGAATTTGACGAAGAATACACGGGTGGAAGTTCGTCAGCGATTCAGGCTGAACCTGCTATTATTTACAACGGGGCTTGGACTGTTTTTGACTTTGCTCAATTTCCTTACTTCAAAGGTAATTACTGGATAGATAGCGATGCGGTTGATACTCGATTGCCATTGACAAACCGCCCACAATCAACCAAGGCTTACGGTAACTTTTCGCAAGTTTACCTTCAAAGTGGAAATCTTTACTTCCTATGTAGTAAGGAAACATCGCCTAATATTGATTACATCCGTTACCGTTATTACGATTCAACAAACACGTTGGGACGTGAGTACTATATTCCAACGGTTAACCACACGTCGCACGCTTCGAGTGAGCAAAATGACTTTAATCTTATTGCAGTTCCATTTATGCCTTTTGATGTTTCAAACATTAGCGGTACAATTACTTCGGATGGGGAAAACGGGATTGATGTATTGAATGAAAGTTCTTACTATACCGTTACAGCTTTTCAGGATGAAGGAACTAACCAAGCATCGATCGAGTACACGGTTAGAATGACCAACGAATGTTCACGTTTTGACTTTACCGAGGTACATTTTGAGAACCAGTTGGGTGGAGTGGATTCTTACGTGTTTACCAAGCCAAACCGAGAAAGGCAAACGATACAAAGAACGGAAGCGAGCCGTCCGTATTTGACGGATAATTTTGGTGATGGTGGAGTTCCTGCTGTTTATGGTGGTTACACTAATTTCTCCAAGTACAACGCACAAGTAGATTACAACAAAGAGTTTACGGTTTCTTCTGATTGGTTGACTGATCAAGAATTTGAATGGTTAGCGCAAATGGTACGTTCGCCACGTCTTTGGTTACGCAAATCATTTCAGACCGATGAAGGGGTTGTCGATTATTTAGTTCCCATTTTGGTAACCGATACCAGCTATAACGTTTGGAAACGTGACTTCGACCAGTTGCACACGCTCACCATTACCTACAAATTCACCTTTGACGAAGCGATGCCGTTATGATAACAGAACTTTACATAGACGGGCAAAGATTGGATTTAAGCGACGATATTGATATTCGCTTGACGTATTCCATCACTGACATAGAAAACCCCGTAGAGCGCAAAGGAACGGTTAGCAGAACCATTGAAATTCCGGGAACTCCAAGCAACGACAATGTGTTTGGTTCGATTTACCGATTTGATCAGTGGGTAATTGGATTTGACCCGAGCGTGCGGGTTAATGCTTACGTGTTGCAGAACGGTGTTGAGGTATTTAATGGCATTGCGCAATTATTGGCGGTTAAGAGTGACGGCCAATTTAAGACGTACGAAGTCGGTTTGTACGGGGAAAACGTCAACTTGTTTAAGCAGTTAGGCGATAGCGAATTGACTGATTTAGATTTTAGTGAGTTGAACCACGAATGGGATGGGAGTAATATCGTGGATTCGTGGACTAATTCCGTAGGAAGCACGGGTAACGATTACTATTACCCTGCAATCGATTACGGCCAATCGAGTTTCACACGTACCCAAGCCCCTGCACCTTATGCGGACGTATTTACTACGGCTGACTTTTACCCTGCTATTTCGGTAAAAAAGTACCTCGATAAGATTGTGAGCGGTGCGGGATTTACTTATGAGAGTGACTTCCTTACTTCGCAGTGGTTTAAGCAATTGATAGTACCGTATGGCGTTAGTGGTGTGCCTTATTTGACGCAAGAACAAATGGAAGGTGCTTTGTTTTACATTGGTTTATCGGGGGGTGTTCAGGACATTGCAGACGGTACGCTTCAAAAGGTGAACATGGCAACCGATACGCCTTCACCATTCTTTGACGGTGGCGGTTATGATACCACAAACAAGCGATACACTCCACCTTACAATGCTGATTTCAATATTCAAGTACGGGTAAACGTTCAGCCTAACTTATCACTTGGATTTGATCAGACGGTTAAAGTGTACGTGCGTAAAAATGGAACTACATTAACCCAAATTATTGAATACACATGGGTTGCAGGTGGAGGTTCAACGGCACAACAGTTGAGCGGAATTTTACAAATGAGTTTGACCACTTCCGATTACGTTGAAGTGTGGATGGATTTTTCAGTTGATAGCGGTACGCCAATTTCACCTGCACCTTACGTGCGTATTTTTACCGATGGTACGTATTGGTTAAATCAAATCAGTGGAACACCATTAATGCAACCTGGATTCATTTGGAATATGAATCAAACAATCATTCCCAAGGTCAAGCAATCCGATTTTCTTATGTACTTGGTGCGTATGTTTAACCTGTTTATCATGCCTGATAAGTACGACCCGAAGAAACTATACATTGAGCCGTTCTCGGACTTTTACGATACTTCGAACTATCTTGACTGGACGGGATTGTGGGATGTTGAGAAAGGATTTGAGGTAGTTCCATGTGGGTACATGAATCCAAAAACGTACAAGTTTAATTACAAAGATGCAGGCGGTTACTTTGAGAAGCGTTACCAAAGTGCGTATCAATCAAGTTACGGTTCACGGACCTACATTAGTTCAAATGAGTTCAGCAATGGCGAGCAATCCGAGGACGTTGGATTTGGCAATAGCGTAATGGTTGGATTTTCTCCAAGCCCACGCATTTACGCACGCTATTACGACATGGATAACAAAGGAACTGCGAGCGGTGGCGATGTTGAATTGAACGTGAAGCCAGTCACTCCAAATCTTCGAATTCTTTACCATGAGTACATACCATTTCCGAGCGAAACGGAATTTGTTTTCGAGGGTACTGAATACACCAGTTATCCGTACGCAGGTAATTTAGATAATCCGTACAACCCAACTTATGATCTTTGCTTTGGTATTCCACGGGAGTTGTACTACCAATCGGACGAAACAAGCGGAGCGATTTATAGGTATACCAATAACAACTTATTCAATCGTTTTTGGTTGGATTACGTAAAGCTATACACCGACAAAGACGCTAAAAAAGTAAAGTTATTTGTACAACTTTCGGCAGTTGATGTGTTGAACTTGGATTTCCGCAAACCAATTTATATTAACGGCACTTTATTTTACTTGCTATCTGTAAACGATTACGATGCAAACAGTGACGAAAGTACAAGCGTTGAACTTTTAAAAGTATTGGATTTAGCACCATTCGAGCCTACCGTTTTCCAATTAACGGGAGGTATCGGTGCTTTCATTTCAGATGAACCTAAACCCCAGCTAATCACAGAATAATGGCAGATACTACTAAGGATATTTTGTTGCGTGTAAAGACCGAAACAGACGACGCAAACAAAGATTTTAAATCATTAAAGGACGAATTAAGGCAAATAGAAAAAGCCTTAAATGATATGTCCAATGCTGGCAAAGCAGGTTCGGCTGACTTTAAAGTTTTGCAACAAAGAGCAGGGGAGGTTAAAGATCAAATCGGAGATACCAAAGCGGCTATCAAAGCTTTATCATCCGATACGTTTCGCTTGGATGCGTTCGCTCAGGGTGCTCAGGCTATTGCAGGCGGTTTCGCAGCTGCTCAGGGTGCGCTCGCTTTGTTTGGTACGGAGAACAAACAAGTTGAGGAAGCGATTAAGAAAACGCAGGGCGCAATGGCTTTGCTTCAAGGGGTAACGGCAATTACCAACGTATTACAAAAAGAAAGTGCGTTAAGGTTAGCGATTGCAACCACGGCTCAAACGGCATACACCGCAGTTGTGGGAACGTCCACGGGGGCAATGAAGTTGTTTCGTTTAGCGTTAGCATCCACTGGAATCGGTGCGTTGGTTGTTGGTTTGGGTTTATTGATCAGTAATTTTGACGACGTTAAAAAGGTTGTAATGAACCTTCTAAAACCGTTCGATGGAATCATTGCAAAGGTGCGTGACTTTTTGAGCGTAATTTCCTTTGGGTTGATTGATGATAGCGCAACGGCAAAGACCAAAGACAATGCCGAAAAGGTAGTGGATGCCTTCAATAAAACGAAGGATGCCATGAAGGAAAGCGAAAAGGTAATTGAAAGAGCGATTGAACTTGCAAAGGCACAAGGCAAAAGTGCAAAGGATATTTACTTATTGGAAAAAAAGCTTGCAGATTTACGAATTAAGAATTTAGAAATTGAAAAGAATGCACTTCAAACAAAGGAAAAAGCTGGGATTGCAACAGATGAAGAGAAAAAGAAATTAAAGGAATTGACATCGACAATCGCTGATGAAAATAATAAGCGGTTAATCCTCGATGCTAATTACAAAAAAGCAATTGATGAAGCAAATCGGAAGCAAACCGAAGCAATAAAAAAACACCGTAAAGAGGAATTAAAATCATATCAAGAATTAGAATTAACATATATTAAGCAACCTGAATTAACTTCAAAACTTGCAGAAGATAGCGAGAAAAATATTTCACGTTCAACCGAAGCATTAAAAGGTTTATCAAATCAAATAAAAAGCAATGCTGAACTTGATGAAGTTTCATTACAAAAGAAAAAAGATGCTACCAACGAATGGCTAAAAATGTCAATGGATGCTTTCAATTTAGCGTCTGAGTTATTAGGTAAAAATACAAAAGCTGGAAAAGCCTTTGCTATTGCATCGACGTTAATTGATACGTATATGTCAGCGCAAAAAGCCTATGCTTCACAAATTACACTAGTTACTCCTGATGCACCAATCAGAGCGGCCGTTGCTGCAAGTATTGCGGTTGCGCAAGGTTTAGCAAGAGTTCGAGCAATTACAAAAATCCAAGTTGATAAAAACGCAAATAACAGCCCAACAAATCCAAACGGTGGAGGTGGAACTGTGCCTAAACCTTCCGAAATGGCTACAACTACACCAACGATTGGAAGCACCCAACTTCAATTAGACGCTCAGGGCAACCTACAACAACAATCGGTTAGAACCTACGTACTTGAAACCGATATTTCAGACAAACAAAAACGCTCACAAAGATTACAAAGAACAGCAACATTAGGAAAATAATATGAATACTTACAATGATTTACCCGTTTACTCGCTTGTAGTAAACGATGAAGAGTCAACAGGTGTTGACTTCGTCGCACTCGTTAACGCTCCTGCAATCGAGCGTAACTTCCAAGCATTTAACAACCGTGTGAAGTTCACAGCTAACGAAGACAAAAGGTTGGTCACGGGACCGTTAATGATACCCGATTCAATGATTTTTAGACGTGACGAAAAGTTTGGAGAGTACTACGTAACCTACACCGCTGAAACGATCAAAAAGATAGCGGAAAAGTTTATGCAAAACCAATACATTTCCAACGTCAACACTGAACACAAAACACCCGTTAAGGATGTGTTCATGATTGAATCGTTTATTACCGATGCTGATCGTGGTATCGGTTCGCCAAAAGGTTTCGAGGATTGCCCCGAGGGTACTTGGTTTGGCACGTACAAAGTGAACAACGAAGACGTATGGAATCAGGTTAAAGACGGAACGTTTAAAGGATTTAGCGTTGAGGGTGATTTCATTCACGCTCCTTTCCAAGCATCCAAGCAACTACCGTTGGAAGTCATTTTGATTGACGAAATCCTTTCGATGCTATAATTTTTTTGTCACTTTTTTTTGCCTTCCCATTTCATAAGTAATAAACTTTTTTCACATGGATATTAAAGCTGAATTGCTAAAAATTAAAAGCTATCTCATGTCGACCGAAGTTACCCCAACCGCCCAAGAGTTCGCCATGTACGACCTTGCAAGTGGTGGTCAAGTATCGATCAACGGTGAAATCGTTGTAGGTGCGGAGGTAATGGTAATCGACGGAGATGGTAACGCCGTTCCTGCCCCAGACGGAGAGCACGAATTGGTTGGTGTTGCTAAGATCAAAACCGAAGGCGGTAAGATTGTTGAAATCATGCCTATTGAAGAAGAGCCAAAAATCGAAGTAGAAATCGAAGCAGGCGAAAAGAAAGAGGAAATGGCCGAAGCCGAAATGATGCCTGAGCACGCCAAGGAAATGGAATCAATGAGCGAGCGCATTACCAAGTTAGAGGGTATGATTGCCGACATGATGACTCGCATGGATGGAATGGGTAAAGCTACCGAAGCCATGTCCGCTGTTGTTGAAGAAGTAGCA